GAAACAATACCAGCGACAGTGCTTCCTAGAAAACTGATTATTGAACTGATTGATATCAGGTTAGTATTCAAACAAGGAAGCGAAGCAAGTGTACCAAGAGGATCGACAGCATTTACAATATCAAGAACATTCATATTACTGTTTCTGTTGTATGAAGAAGTGGTCGGTAATCTAGGATTTGCCATGTTTCTTTCAACAAGACCGGTCAAGACGCCACCAGTTGTATTACTTACAGCTATGATATCAGTCTGCCCTGAATCAACAGCAGCAATCGTAACTCTGTTTTCATTCAGCGATGTATACGGGTTGTTCGGATTACCCTGGCTAGCAGGAGGTATACTTCCGGTTGCTGTATCAATAGTTGGAACACCACCACTGGTTTGCCCTTCCATTGCATCGCCTGCTCTACCAACAGAACCAACAATAACAGGAAGCTGCTGATCAACATCAATCCATTGACCGAATACTCTAGAACCAACTACGAGACCAACAGGAGCAGTTCCCATACGACCATTAGCAGCTGAGGTTACAGGCTGAACAACCTGCGCCCAGGGTAAAGCATCATCAGGTATATTCGTTTTATCGTCGTGTTTACCGTAGATTCTAACTTTTACTCTACCCGACTGATGTGGATCTTGAACGCTGACTACTTCAGCAATAAAAATGCTTGATACCTGACCAAAATTGCGATCTGTCATGCGCCTTCCTCGAATCTACCTTTTAATGCTTCAATAATGCAAGTGTATCTAGGTTTCTCCTGAACCAAACCAATCTTATGATGAATTCTTGAAATCAAAAACTTACCAGACATCAGAGGATCTTCTTTCATATTATTAGTCGTCGCCGATCTATTCGGTAGAGCGCAATTGATTGTCACTCCAGCAGTCAGCTGAGTGTCGCCAGGAACTCTTATTTTCAATGCATTTTGTAACAACTGAGATATATACGCCTGGAAGTCAGCAGTTGATTCAGGAATATGAGTCAATGCTCTCTGCGAAACGTCGATCGGAATCAAAGCTTGTGGTGGGATTCTAGCATTGAAGTAACGATTGGCAAATCCTGAAGAAACGTCAGTTCCTGTTCCACCATCTTTGTAGTTGCTATCAGATGTCTGAACATCTCTGGTCTCGAACTTCCAAGTGGTGAAGTTGAAAGTCGTAACTCTTCTTGGACCACCGAACGTGATACGATCAATGGAAGACAGCTGTTGCGGAATAGAAAACGAGAGAATGTTATTGTCTTGTTCATTACTCAATGAGTTGATATTGATAGCGCCAGACTGCTTGAATGACTTGACAGGCTCGGTTGCAAATCTAGACTCAATCGTGCAGAACCTCAATAGCTGCTCTTCGTTTTCTCTTGTTTCAAAAAATACATATGAAGAAGAACGGTTCTCTTCTGTAGAAACCGATCTAGCTCTGATCATTTTGATCGCTTCATATGGACTCTTATGAGGAACTAGAACATTCTGATTACCTCTGGTCTCTTCGACCTCGACCTTCTTTTTCGTAAACAGATACTTGTCGCATATGTCTTTGACCATATTCGAGCAAAGATCATCATAGCTTTTCTGAACGTAATTGGTCTTGGCGTACATCGCTTCTTCTGATACACATTTCAGAACATAAGTCTTGGCTCTCTGACTATCAAGCTGTTGCTGATCGCCGATCTCATATAGAGCGAATGTGTAGTTGGCTTCTTTGAGGTTTGGACTTTTGAATGAAAATGTGCAAGTCTCGTCGCCGAGCAATCTTAGATTACCAATAATGTCCTGCGTATCTAGAACTGTTATGTCACACACTACTCCGGGAGTAAAGATACTCTCGTAGATAGATGCAGACACAAAAGATCTGGTTAGATTGAGGCTTCCGCGCTGAGAAGATACAATCAGATTAGATACAAGAACATCGCCAATAGACAAACTACCTGACATATTACCTCAATAGAGTTTTCAGTTCTTTAGCAAGCTGACCGGAATAATTGCTCTTCAGAACTTGAATGGTTTTGTTTCTCTCGTTGATCTCGTTTTCGTAGTCGTAAAGGTAAACGGGATCCCAGTAACTGAGTTCCTCTGTTGGTATGTTGCTGACAAGAAGCGTAGCAGCTGTATAGTTTTTGCTTTCAGTACTTTCTCTACCAACAACTGACATCGTATTGATACCAACGTCTTCGGTTACAATACCTGAGGTATGATGTATCGTGAGAGATGTTGTTGACTTACCGCAAACCTGACCACTACCAATCAACGTTGAATTGCGGTATACATTTACGATCTCATCAGTTATATAGTCTGTGCCATCTACATTGTAACTAACAACATTATTGGTTGATTTTTTCCAGTCAATTTGTTTTCTTTTGTAACCCAGAGGAGTCGTTGACTGGTAGATGTCACTGTAAATGGGCTCGTAGAACTTCTTCAGCATTTCTGTTATTGAATTGAACTGCGAAACAGAGATAGGATCAGGATATGAGTACCAGTTGTTTCTATAGTACTTGACCTTGGAAACTGCATTAACATACGAACCGTACTTCTTAACTATGAAGTCTTTGAAAGTTGTCTGATCCATATACCAGTCGTAGTAAGGATCAACGACCTTGTTGGTGAGATGTAAAATCCAGCCCATATATTCATCGTTGTAATAACGATCAGCAATGTTGTCAGCTCTTTCGCCTTCGCCAATATCATACGCGTAGTATAATGTAGGGCTGTTGTAAACAGCATTGAGAACAACTGCACGCTCTGTGATGTTACGAACGTAGTTGTTCGAGTATTGGATTATGGGGAATTTTTCGAAATATTTCTCAGTCATTTATTTAACCTTTATGGTTCAGTAGGAGTTGTGCCACGCGCTAGTGGTGATACAATAGCTCCTCCTGCATTTATAAAAGAAGTAATATCATTGAAAGAACTAGCCTCATAATCGTTGTTAGTCCAGTATTCAATTTCTTGCAACTGAATGCTAAATGTCACAGCTGTCGGAGCCTGGGAACGTTTGAAAAATGATGGACCGGATCCAGCTGCGTAATTAACGTCTACACTTTCGATAACACAAGGTTTGAATCTGTAAAGGAACTCACTCGAAGGGAACAAACTTACAATAACCATACTCGGAAAAGAGAAAAACAATCCAGCTCCTTCTGATACTCCAGGAGAGGTATGGAATTGAAACGTTCGAACTAAATCTCTGATTATACCAGATTCTTCTTCGTCTCTAGGCATAAGTTTCCAAGAAAAACTGTGTTTCTTGAAGTTTGGTTGTTTGAATAAAACTGTCTGGAAAGGATTTGCAGCTAGACCAGTATAAGCAGAAATTGCGTTCATTGCATTCGGACCTGCTTGTTGAGCTGCAGCGATCGCTGTTCCTTCAGCGCCTTCTAAAACTGCATTACCGAATCTTCCTGCCCCAGCTAAAAAACCTTCTGCGCCGCCAGCTGAAGGACCAGATTTAACTGCATTTTCTAAAACAGCTCCAACAGCCGGTCCGAGGGATTCAGTACCGTAAGCAACGTTCAAGTTATCTTTCAGATTACTAGGTAAAGGTAAACGAACAGTTCCCGTAGATCTCAAAAATGGAGAACTATTGATTGCTCTTTTTTCGTATTTTTGGAATTTAAAAGAAACATAAAAATCTCTATTGTTTTGGACAAGATCTCTAGGGAAAACGAGACCTTCCTGAAACTGGGCAGCCATTCCAGCTCTTCTGTTGTATAACTTTGCTGCATCTCCGATCGTAAATGCAGCAATTCCTCCAACTATTGCAAGTTGAGCAACACCCAATCCATTGGTTGATATACCAAGTCTATTAGCAGCATCAGATAAAGCGTTAGGAACGCCAGCTGGTCCGGTTGCTCTGTTATTCGTTGATGTATTTCTTGGATTATCACCCATTTGTATTCTACCTTTGATAAATACTGGTTGCTTCTATTTATAATGAAAATGACAAGATGGCAAAATACACACAAGGATATTTCAAACCAAGAAATCCGAAAAAATATAAAGGCGATCCAACCAATATCGTGTATCGATCTAGTGGGGAGCTTCGTTTGATGACTCATTTTGATCAGCATCAGGATGTTGTATGGTGGAAGTCAGAAGAGACAATCATACCTTATCGTTCACCAGTCGATGGAAAAATGCATCGATATTTCCCAGATTTTCTTATAAATACAAAAAACAGACAGGGATTGAGCGAGACGATGCTGATCGAAGTCAAACCGAAAGCGCAGACGATCGAGCCTAAGAAACAATCAACGGTGACGAAGCGATACCTGAAC